GGAAGTCCTACCGCAAAGATTACAGCCAGATCCTGGGATATGGGATCCCGGACTGGAGCCTTGTGGAGCCGGAAAAGAAATCCGGCTGGATCCAGGAGGCCGGGACCTGGAGATACTACCACGGCGACACAGGAGAGGCGGTACGCAATGACTGGCATCGGGATCCCGATGGCCGGTGGTACTGGTTTGACGGATCCGGAGCAATGGTCACCAACGCCTGGCGGCAGGACAAGGCTGGGAAATGGTATTATCTGGGTTCTGACGGAGCAATGGTCACCGGTCGGATCATGCAGATTGGCGATGAGGTCTTTGCCTTTGGTCCGGATGGTGCCATGCTGCGGGGAGAGATCCGATGCCAGACGGATGCAAGGGGAGCTATGTCTGTAATATAAAAAGGGAGGATATGTCCTAACTTTTTGCGTTTTATAAACAGTAAATAATAATTTACATATGACATCAGAGTCGAAGCGGATTACTGTCAATGGTAATCAACATAATATCAAAATTGATAAAATCGGAAACTTGTTGTGTGTATGCAATATTACGCTTAATACAGTTACATTTAACGGTTCTGCTTTTGATGTGTATACTGATCCGTTTGATGTTTCCTACCGCCCAAAATCTACATGCGTGTCCCCGCTATCCATAAATGGTGGGGAGGCAATGATGGAAGTAATGATGTTGCCTGATGGAAGAATCAATTTATGGAACCCCAATTACAAAGGAAATGCCACTATGCCTATGAGAGGGACCTTAATTTGGACAGTATAATAATAATATGAGCGAATTAACTGTGGCAGATGTTAGTAAAACAAGGTTTAGGGTTGTTACTAACAGAAAAGCAGAAAAATATAATTGGAAGATTTCATATATTGCTATTTGTAAATAATAATTAAATCCCAAACAAATCCGATGCCCGAATTTCTCTTAATTGGTAATTGTCTGTTGTTCCAGAAACTGTGATATGATTAGCGTCATTAAATACTATGGTGACAAAGCCTTCTGGATGTGGAATTAGTATCAAATCATTTGCAGCTATAATACTACAACGTTTTTGCACTCTAGAACTTGACCCTACAGCTATGTACAAATTTGACCCAAATTTAAAATTTGAAATAGAATAACTACCATCCCTATAATTACCCCAAGGTAATATTTGCTTTTTGTGGTTCAGATTATTGGTTAAATCGGACTTTGTAGCAAAAACCTTCCAATTACCCCAAGAACCGTTTATTTTTTCGCGTTGAACAACAGGAGCTGAGGTTAAGTAGGATAAAATCATTTGAGATTCGTAGTTGCTGTTATTGTAAAATCCAATAACACGTGCCTGCGCCCCCTTAGTAACTCCTTCCCCAGTTTCTGGTATCCAAGTAAAATCGTATGAGGATGATTCTTCGATTTTGGGCCATAATGTTTCTGCTGCATTATCAATGTTATCTGTACGCAGATATTTGACGGTATTTCCCAAATTATTATTTCTCGGGGGATGCGGGGAGAAAAGTACGCTGAAATACAATAAAATCAAGAAAAAAAGGAGAAAGTGCCATGGAAAAAGTGATTTTAATGGACGGGACCGAATACACGCTTGCGGTCAATGGATTTTATTCTAATGATCAGGAAGTAGCACTGAAACTGATCACAGAGGACTCATTGGAAACAGTTGCCCGGGCATTCCGGGCTGAAAATGCAGAGACTATGACGATCAGAGGGGACACATTCCAGACCGAGGCCCAGGGATATGTACGGCTGGGAAGTGTAATGACCCGTGACACAGACGCAGTCGTAGAGACAAGGGTGAAGGATCCGGAAAGAGATGCAACAGGAGAACTGGTCCATCCAATGCCGAAGCTCGAAGAAATCCGCGGCACTGTGGTATCTCTGAGGATGTGCAAGGAGCGTATGGAGGATCGGGTAGAAAGAAACCGTGCGGATATTGATTATCTGCTTATGATGGAGGGATAGAAATGAGCAAAAATTTTGATAAGGTCAAAAACTACTATGACAAGGGCCTTTGGGATAAGACCAGAGTAAAAAAAGCAGTAGGACGCTGGATTACCAAAGAAGAATACCGGGGTATTACGGGAGAGGAGTGGGCAGAATAATGGTTAAAAAAGCAATGTTATCACAGCCCATGGCTGGGAAAACAGACGACGAGATCAGAGAAGCAAGGGAAAAAGCAATCACCGCACTGGAAAAAGAGGGATGCGAGATTGTGAATACTCTTTTTACAGATGAATGGTACAGTAAAGAAAGCATGGAAGAACGTGGGGTTGTACAGATCCCGCTGTGTTTTTTGGCAAAGAGCCTTGAGAGTATGTCAAAATGCCATGTAGCATATTTTTGTAAGGGATGGGAAAATGCCAGAGGATGTAGAATCGAACATGATGCGGCAGTCGCTTATGGCCTTGAAATCATCTATGAAGTATAGGAGGAGGTGATCCGACTATCTCCCTCTGGGCAGCGGGGTGAAGCGGTCTATGTTACATAATATAGAACAAAGGGAGCTGGAGAAATCTGGCTTCTTTTTTGTTACGGGCGAATTATAGGCATAAAAATGGGAAAATGCAGGAAAAGAAAGGAGGAACGTGGATGAAAATAGCGGAAATCATAGGATTGACAGATGAGCTTAGGCCGAATGAATACACAGCGGAAATGAAAACAAGATGGCTGTCAGAAGTGGAGGGGACGGTGGTGGATGAGATCCTGAACCGCGCGGAGGGAAACAGCATTATCTTTGACGGATATTGTTATGCGGCGGATCAGGAAAGGGTGCTGCTGGTGCCGGACCGGTTTTCGGACATCTATATCCAGTACCTTATTGCCAAAATAGAGCTGCACGACGAGGAGATAGTGAACTATAACAATGCGGCCGCACTGTACCAGACGGCTTTTGATCAGTATGCAGCCTGGTACAGACGGAATCACATGCCCAAAGAAACGGGCTATTTTGATATCTGGGGAAGGGGGAAAAGAAATGAACCGGCTGGCATTTGTGACGGAGATCCCGGTCAGAAAAAAGATGATAACGACCTTCGGAGGAGTTGATGAGAGGGAAGTGATCCAGGAAAATGCTTTTTCGGATATGCAGAACATGTCTTCCGACCTGTTCCCTGCCATCGGGCCCCGGGAAGGCCGCGGGAAGGTGATCCGGAAGCTGGAAAAACCGAATGGCCTGATTTTTAATAACGGTCTGGCATGGGTGGATGGGACCGATTTTTATTTTGATGGGACGAAGGTAGGAACGGTGTCAGATGGAAAAAAGCAGATGGTGTCCATGGGCGCGTACATCCTTATATGGCCGGATAAGAAGGCTTTTAACACGAACAATAAAGAGTGGAAGGACATAGAGAAAACCTGGACACAGGGCGCACAGGCGTCCATAGGGCCCACAACGGATGCATCTACATTCATAAAGATCTCCTGCCCGGGGATCGGGGAGGCATTTGGCCAGGGAGATGGGGTAGAGATATCCGGATGCAGCAATGCCAGCCTCAATAAGTCCGCGGTAATCCAGAGCCTTGAAAAAGACCACATCGTGGTTATTGCAGACGTGACAAAGAGCTTTACTCAGGACTCGGGGCTGACGGTCAAGCGGAAGGCCCCGGACATGGATTATCTCACAGAACTGGATAACCGGGTATGGGGATGCAGTTCCGCGGCGCATGAAGTATATGCCTGCAAACTGGGGGATCCCTTTAACTGGAACTGCTTTGAAGGGATATCCACGGACTCTTACGCGGCTACCATTGGATCGGATGGAGATTTTACGGGGGCAATCACGCATCTGGGATATGTCCTTTTTTTTAAAGAGGATGTCCTCCATAAAGTCTACGGCTCCAGGCCGAATAATATCCAGATTAATACCTATCCGGTCCGCGGGGTGATGGAAGGATGCGAACACTCCCTTGCGGTGGTAAATGAGACATTACTGTATATGTCCAGGGAAGGCGTGTGCGCCTATGATGGTGGGATGCCTTATCTTGTATCACAGGAAATACGAAAAGGGCATACAGGAGCCCGTGGGGGCCCATATCAGGGGAAATACTACATATCCATTGACTGGGGAAGCAGAACGGGACTGTATGTGTTTGATCTGGAGAAAGGCCTCTGGCACAGGGAAGATGATACCGCACTGACATTTCCATGCCCCGGAGCTGGGAACCTGTATTATGTGGACGCGGAGCGGCAGATCCGGCCGGCAGCGGGAGGGGAAGAACAGATATCATGGTATCTGGAAAGCGGAGATCTTCTGGAAGACAGCCTGGATAAAAAACGGCTGCACCGGCTCCAGTTTATGATGGAGCTGGACCGGGGGACCATGGTGGAGATCTGGCTGCGGTATGACGCAGATCCAGCATGGCGGCGGGTCAAGACGTTGTCTGCGGTAAATAAGCAGTCCTACATGATGTCAGTGAGGCCGAGGAGGTGCAGCCGTTATCGGTACAGGATCACCGGAAAAGGCCGAGCGAAGCTGTATGGCCTGAGCAAAACATATACGCTGGGATCCGGGAGGTGATCGGATGGCGATTTTTATGCAGGGCAGCCAGAACATGAACTTTGAAGATGCAAAGGACATGAGGGAGCTGAAAGCCTATCTGTTCCAGAACAATGAATGGCTCCGGTACATGTTTAATAACATTGATGAGGATAATTACTCACCGGATATGCTGAAAAAATATATCGAGCGAGGAAATGTAATCGCCACGCTGGAATTTGAAGTAAATGGGCTGCGGGTAGGTCTGAAGAATCTGGAAGAAGATGTCAATACAAAATTTGAATTGGTTGACGGCAGGATCACGCTGGAGATCAGTAACGTAAAAGAAGAGATCAGCACAAAGGTGGAACTTCTGGATGGCAAAATAGCGTTAAAGGTAAGTGTCGGAGACGTGTCAAACCAGTTATCGGTGGAAAAAGATGGGATCACGATAAAAGGAGAACGCCTGACGATTGATACCAAGAATCTGCAGGTGTCACCGGATGGGAAGTTGAGCTGCAGCAATGCCACTTTTGATGGTCTCATTAAAGGTGGAGAAATAAAGATCGGATACACCGATGAACTGGACAGACAGTGGTATATGCTCCATGTAACAGAACGGTCCTTGAACATCGGAAACTGTGAGATCGTGTTTTACAATGACCGGTATATCTGGCAGACCGATGACGAATGGTGTGGGATGTCCCCGGAGCTGGCAGATCGGTACAAGCCGGAGCGGCTGTCTCTGTGGGCCAATTATGATATAAGGACAAAAAAGGCAGCCTTCTCGGTGTCCCAACAGGGAAACACCAGGATCAAGACCTTGTATGTGGAAGGGACCCAGCACTGGCCGGATCAGACGCTTGCAAGCGTACTGGATTACATCTGGGAGGACCCGGACTATGGGATCCGGATGCTGGGACATGAGGTAAGATCCCTTCAGGATCAGGTAAACGAACTCTATGATATGGTAAACAGCATTTAGGAGATAGATATGACTACAACGTGATCCAGACAGTGATCCAGGCCCTGGAAACATTAGAGGTGCAGGGACTCAAGAATGCGGAACTGATCACGATAGCAGGGAAGCTCTTAAAAGAACAGGGAGAAGAGGAGGAGAGCGATGGCGGTAAGCATTGTTGATTATCTGAAGAAACAGGGAAAAGACAGCTCATACGCGGCCAGGAAGCAGCTGGCGGCCCAGAACGGGATCCAGGATTACCGCGGGACGGCTGCGCAGAATATGAATA